GTTGACACTATGGTAGAATATATACATATATATTTTCAATTTTTTATTAATAAAAAAATCACTATCTATCTAGGAAGAATTAGTTTAACTACATTTGTTAGAGCGCTCACATCTATTACACTAAAACAGCAATCAAGATTTAGATCATGTACGGTTCCTAGAGCACTCACATCAGTTAGAATCCAACAACCACTAAGATTTAATTTATGCACTTGTCCAAGAGCACTCGCATCCCTTAGTTGATAACAGTATCTCAGATTTATATATAATAAAAATTGATAGATTTAACTATTAGATATCTAATAGTTAAATATTATATAAAAAACAATAAATGGACAATTGGACTACTGAAGAGACTGAATTATTACAAAAGTTATATATTGAAGATGAACTTGAACTGTTGCAAATATGTCATATAATGAAAAAAAAATGCAAAGTCATTACAAGTAAATTAATTGAACTTGATATAGTCAAGTATAAAAATCAAGTAAGAGGTACTGGGATAGGGATCATTCCAACATCATCGGAAAATAAGAATACTACTGAATCTAAAATAGATAAAATATCTACACCAAGTAAAATCACAACTGTTATACAGATACTTACTGGAATAAATCAAGTTATAAATGAAGTTTCAAATATTTGTGAATCTTACTCAAAAATTACAAAACAAATTAATAAAACTCATCCAACTAATCCATCCAAATAATTTTAACATTGATATATCATATTTCATTCCAAACTGATAATAGTTTATATGATAAAAAATCTGTCCTGAAAGTTTATTAGATATCTTATCATCAACTAGTATAGTTCTATTAATAAATTTACTCAACTTGGATTGATGTGATTTGATTGATATATATATTTTAGATTCAAGTTTTCTAATGGAACTATTTTTCTCTTTAAGTTTTTTTAATTTTTTTAATTTTTTTAACATTATACAATACTCAATAAGTTTTTTATAACTTGAACTAAACTGTCCAATATCTTTGTGATTTATACAATCTAATTTATATTTACAATCAATAAAGTATTGAGCAATTCCTAACTGTTTATGTTTTATTATCTGATCTGCATAACTCTGTTTTGCTTTTGTAAATAAATATAGTTTGCAAAATTTACTTAATACATATAATACTGGGATTACAAATGGTCTTATCCAAATAACTCTATTTGACAAATAGATAGTTGGCTTATGTGTAATATTCATATGCTCAAATTTTTGTTTATCTAAACTCATAATTAAAGTATTATCTAAATCAAAGACTATATTTAGTGGTTTGGACAGTTTAAATCTTTTAAGATGAATCCATCCAACCCAACATGTACAAAAACCAAAAAACACTAACATTAATAAAGTATAATAAAATAATTTAATTAAACAAAACTATATAAAATAATAAATAAACATTTGGGCTGCTATACAGTTCATTATATTCTTATATTTTTATCAAATAATCCATATGTATCTTTATCATGTGAAATTATAATTATACATTTTTTATCTTTTTTAAAGTCTTTTATAATTTGTAATAGTTCTTTTTTAAGTTCTGGGTCAAGAGCATTAGTTGGTTCATCTAAGATTAATATTTTTGATGGATTGATTAAACCATTAATTATATTAATAATTTGTCTTTGTCCACCAGATAAATTATCTCCTGATGATACTGCTAGTTTATTTAGATCAATATTTTTATATAAATTTTTTATTTTTTCATATTTCATAATTTTTTCTAAATTTTTATCGCATATGCTCTTATCTTGACACGCATAGTACACATTTTCTATTATTTTTTTATCAAATAATTTTGGATTTTGATTAATATATGTTATATTTAATCTTATATAATCCGGATCTATTTTATTTATTGGTATTCCATCTATTAATATATCTCCATTTGTACATTTATATAAACCTAAAAATAATTTAACAAATGTTGTTTTCCCATTTCCAGATAGACCTGTTATTCCTATTATTTTATTATTTAAATCTAAATTCATATTAAAATCTTTAAATAAATATTTGTCACTATCTTGATATTTAAAATCAATATTTATGAATTCAATTTTATTAAATTCTAAATTTATTCTTTGATAATTATCATCATTTATAATATCTTTATAACTTATCTTCATTTTATCAAAATTATCTAATATATGATTTGCAGCGCCATTAATATCAATAAAATCCGGTATATAATTTATTAAAATTGAAATCTTATCTCGATATAATAATAATATTGAAAAAAATGTCATAAAAATTGTTATATCTATCTTTTTATTAATATATAAATAAATTAAATATCCTATTATTATAATTATTAACATATTTTGTAATATTGTCAAATTTGTTCCATTATTATATGTATGAGAATAATACTTAAACCCTATTTTCTTATTTTCGTTTGATGATTTTAATAATGTTTTTAATTCTTGATCTGTTTGTGCTCTATATATTATTTTATCGAAATTACCTAATACTTCTAATATTTTGTTATCATGTTCATTAATATGTATTTCATAATTTCTATTTTTAATAATTATATTATGAATACTATTTATACAATATAATAATAGTAATATATTACCTATTATAAAAATCATACCAATATAAAAATTTTTATATAAAAAAAATATTGATATTGGTATAATAAATGTAATTGTTGGTAATAAATACATTATTATTGAATTAAATATTAAAAATGATATTGAAGATATCCTTGTTATTGGTAAAAATAATTTTGTAAAATTATTTTCATTCATATCTTTTTTATTTATTTTCATTAATATTTTTACTAAATTATATGATACCCATGGTTTTAATTTTGTTGATAAATATGATTGCATATTTTTAAATATAGAATTACCTAATATAATTATTATTGACAATAATATAAAATACATAAAATATTTTTTAATTTCATCTATTTTATTTTTTTGTATATTTTCTATGATTATTGATATTATATATGATATTCCATTTGCTTGGAATAAATTTATTAACAAACTCAATATAATTATTATTATTGTTGTTTTTTTCTCTCTCTTAAAAAAATCTAACAATAAATAAATTATTATATTCATTTAATATCATATACATAGATATTAAATGATAAAAATTTTAATATAAAATCATACACATATTCTATGATTCTTTATACTAATAAGATTATCAGAATGTATTGCTTTGAAACATAAAAAAGTTAGATGTATATCATAATCTGCAGTATGAGTTTTTGTTTGATCCGGTTCTTCCCCATAGTACCAAGTATAAAGTTCTGATAATTTGGGAAATTTTATCCATCCCTTTACATTAATTAGTCCAAGTCTATCTTTTGACAACCTCATTGTACATACTGGGATAGGTAGTTTGTAGCTTATATCTAACTTTGTAAAATATTTAACTATTTTATCTATATCAAATTTTATATTATGTCCAATTAAATAAACCACATCTTCCAAATGAACTGATAGTACAGAAAAAACATAATGTGGATCTTTTCCTTTTATTCTTATATCCCGTAAAGTATATTTACCATAAAAATCAACTTTATTAATTTTTTCATTTATTATCCAATCATGTTTTGATAAACAAATATAATGCTTAATCTCTGGATAATATAAATAAATATTATATGCTACCTGAATAACTTCACCAGATCTAGTAGTTTCTGTATCCAAAACCATAAGTTTAATCGGTTTGATAGCATTGTATGTGTTATATAGATATGTGAAATCAAAATGATTAGTTAGTTCCATTAAGTTTAATATATTACAAATTTTTAAGTAGGTATATATTAAATATTATATTATTAATTTATGTTTATGTATCATTATAATCAGAACAGAGAAATATATTGTTATAACCAAAGAAAATGTTTTTATTAGTTTATCTTTTGACCCAACAGTTAAATCTTTAGATTCAGAGAAAAAAATATCATTAACTATAATCTGAATTGATGGAATAATAATTCCATCAAACAGCATGTTTTTAAATTTAAAGTTTATAAATGATGAAATATTTGGGAATAATACACCAATTAATAAACTTCCCATAACTGTTATAAATCCTCCTGTTGTTAAAAGTATTGACACATAAATAGTAATAACAACTAATAATTTAAAAAGAGACCAATCTGTCGATTCAATAAATAACATTTTGATAATTTGAGGTTCAACTGATTCTAATAATTCACAAAATAACAAATAAATATATATTGATGAAAATATTTTATAAAGAGAATTAATTGTAAGATCAAAGCTATTTGTTTGAATTCTTGAAATATCTATAGTTCCAACACCAAAAAATGCTAGGACTGAAAATATAAGTAATACTATTTTTATCATCTTGCTTACAAATTTACTTGGTTAATAAACAAAATAAAATAATATCAATTTTTTTAAATAAATTATAAATATCTATACATAAGATTACAAATATACTTGTAAATTTTACCATCATAAAAATATTTAGAATTATTTTACATGCTAATAAAAAATCTTGTATTTTACTAGAGAAATTTAGTAAATCTATAATAAAATCTATTATAAGATTTATAATATAAAATATACTCACATATCTTGTAATTTGTATTATAAAGACAATACTTTCTTTTAACATTTAATTATAAGATTTAAATAAATCTATACAAATATAAATAAAATCAATTTTTAAATTTATTATATAAAAAATTGATTTTATTAGTTTTTAATCAATAAAAATTATTAGATAGCTAAAATCATGGTCTCTTTAAATAATTTATTTGCTTTTGTTCTGTATATGAGTAAAAAATATAATATAGATGCATCTCATTCAGAAACTCATAGTATGGATGTATTACATTTTGCTAATTCAATTTATGAATCTGAAATATCTCTGTATCCAATTTTAAAACAACAAACTGATGTTATATATACTGCTGCTGTACTTCATGATATGTGTGATAAAAAATATATGAATACAGATGAAGGTTTAGATGAGATTCAAAAATATTTTGAAAATGAAATAAATGAAAATGATTTATCCCATGCTAAAAATATAATGAAGACAATGTCATATTCATATGTTAAAAAAAATGGCTATCCAGATTTAGGAGATTATCAAATGGCATATAATCTAGTTAGAGAAGCTGATTTGTTAAGTTCATATGATTTTGATCGTTCAATAATTTATCATTTGAATAAAGGTAATACATTAACTGAATCATATTCAAATGCACTAGATTTATTTGAAAATAGAGTTTTTAAATATAATAGTGATAAATTGCTAACATATGACTATTCTATTCGAATATCTAAAATTCTAACATCACAAGCTCATTCTAGAATTAATAGCTGGAATAGAATTTTATTTAAAAAATAACTAATTTTCATATTCCATCAGATTTGATAACATTTTTATTCCAAATATTTGATATATTTCTTTTTTTACTATTTCCCAGTAATCAATATCTTCCATTTTTAGCTTAAAATCTTTTAGCTTTTTATTTTTTTTATATATTAACTTTACATTTTTTAATATATTATGAATATTAATACTATATTTTTCTAATTCATAAAGGTTTTCTAATTTATAAGAGTTTAGTGAGGTTTTTTTTATTATTATTATATATATTACTATTAATTTTATTTTTGTTATATTCTCATTATTCATTATTGTTATGTTTTTATTTATATGATCATCATTTACATATTTAAATCCTAATTCTTCTAGTTCTGTTTCTTTATTTAATATATATTCATCTTTTGACATATATAAATTTATTATATTTTCATTCACTAATATTTTTTTTATTTTTAATTCTTTACTTATTTCTATTGTTTTTTTTAATATTTTTATTATTAATGTTTTATCTAATTGATAATTTAATACTGTATCAATTGATAAATATGTTTTTATTTGTATTAATTTTGTTGTTAAATCTAATACTATCATTAATTCATAATATTCATCCATTGATATGTCATAATCATCTCTTAAATATATTTTTTTAACATTATTATCTATATTACCTATATTATCTTCTTTTACTTTAAAATTTGTATCTCTTAATAGTTCTTCATATTTTTCTTTAATATTAAACATTTTAAATTATAATATATAATTATATTTTATATTTTAAATGAAATTATCTAGAAAATAGAATCATACTCTATCTATTAATCCGTTAATTTTTTTTATCCATTCTTCTAAAACTTGTGTGTCTTGATATATATCTTGGTTGCCATTTAATTGAATTGTATTAACATCCATATCATGTATATATGAATGATGATAAAAATTACAATCAACCAAATAATCTATTGAAATTATTTCTTCTCCAGGTCTTGATCTTTTATGTATTCTTTGATGACAAATTTCTGGTTCTGTATTTACCCAAACAATTGATTCAATTGGGAAATCTGATGCAAATTCATCAAACCAATTCAAATAAATTTGATAACAAACATCTTCTATCTTTTCTTGGTCATGTAACATCTTGGCAAAAATATGTTTGTCTGTATATAAACACCTCTCAGTAATAAAAACTGTTCCAGGTGGATTTGATTTAATTGCTAAACGGATAATTGCTAGTCTAGATATATAGGCCATCATCTGAAATGCAAATGAATATTTTGTCTGATCTGCATAAAACTTTTCTAACATTGTTTTACCATCTGAATCTACTATTTTTGCCCATTCATTTACAGGTTCTTTTAAAAAAACTACTTTGGAATCTAACTTGTAATATTCTTTAAGTTTATGAAGTAATGTTGTCTTGCCAGAACCAATATTTCCTTCAATAGAAATAATTCGAGGTTTTTGTGTTTGACTAGTTGACATTTTTAGAATATTATATTAAAATATCAAATACAAAAGATTTAAAAGGCAATTTTTTGTTTTTTCATCATATATTCTTAGAAAATTATTATATATTAATATATAATAAATGGAATATGATTATATTATTATAGGTGCGGGAATTGCTGGATTATATGCAGGATATAAACTTTCAAATAAAACAAATGAAAATATTTTAATCATAGAAAAAAACTCTTATATTGGTGGTCGTGCTCAAAATATCAATTTTCATGGTTCTCAAATACCTATTGGTGCTGGAATTGGAAGATATAAAAAAGATAAACTTCTTAAAGCTCTTCTTAAAACTTTTAATATACCAATTAATAAATTTACAATAAATATTAATTATTCATTTGATAATCTTGATGTTAAAAAAATATTTGATAATCTTAAATCCAAATATTCAGGTGAAAAACATTTAACATTTAAACAATATGCTCTCAAACATCTCGGAAAAGAAAAATATAACCTTTTAACAAAATCTATTGGTTTAACAGATTATGAAAATGAAGATGTTGAAGAAACATTATTTTGGTATGGGATGGAAGATAATATTGGAGGATGGGATGGTTTTCATGTTCCTTGGAACGATCTAATATCTAATTTAGCACAATCAATTCGTTCAAATGGTAATAAAATAAAAAAAAATTGTGAAGTTATAAAAATTGAAACTAAAAATGATAGATTAGAGATTATAACATCAGAAAATAAATATTTTGCAAAAAAAGTTATTATTGCATGTGAAATCCAAGGAATAAAAAAACTTCTTCCTGAATTTTCTCGTTTGTATTCTAATATTAAATCAAATAGTTTTATGAGAATTTATGCACATTTTACTAAAAATAATCGTCCACAAATGGATGATATAATAAGTAGTACAACACATGTTAATTCACTTTTATATAAAATAATTCCTATAAATAAATCATCTGGTATTTATATGATTGCATATTCAGATAATAAAGCCGCGGATAAATTAAATCTTTTATTAAATTCAGATGATAAAATAGTATGGTTAGAAAAATTAGTCTCCAAGTCTTTGAATCTTAAAGAACAAATTGAGATAAATGATATAGTATTTTTTTATTGGAAAAATGGAACACATTATTTTAGACCATTAAGTGAAACAATTTATAAAACAAGAGAAAAATATATTCAAGTATCACAAAATCCAAAATCAAATATATATGTTTGTGGTGAAGCAGTAGCAAGATCACATGGTTGGGTTGAAGGAACTTTAGAATCTGTTGAATTGATACTATAAATAAAATTAATAGCAAATATTTAAAATATTTTAAATATTTACAGACTTGGTTTTAGTTAATTTAAAATATGAATTATGCTTGGGTTTTGGTTTTACTGTATCTTCATCATCATCTTCATCATCTTCATCTTCATCTTCATATTTATATTCTTCATCATCTAAATCTATTACATCCTCAATATCTTCAATCAAATATTCATCTTCTGGAATAGGTTCTTGTTTTTTAGTTGAAGATTTACTTGATTTTTTTGAAGTATCTTTTTTACCTAAACTAGAAAATTGGGTTTTATGCGTGTTGTCAAAAACATCATCTAACCCACACAAATAAACTCCTACAGTAGAACTAATTCTATACTCACAGGTATATATATCCTGTCCATCAGTATCTAAATATTTTTTAAGAGACTTTTTTAATTTAGCTGCTTTTTTAAATTCTGAAACAGTACAACCTTCCGTACTCATATAGTAGCTTACATATTTGCTTGCATTAGATTGAGCTGTTCTAATTAAAGGAGAATCTAGATATAAAATTTTAAATGCATACTGTACTATTTTAGGATCAATTGTTTTAACACCCTTGAATCCACATAAGAGCACACATGTCTGAAATAGTTTAGTATAATCAATTTGGGACATTTAGACTTAATAATAGTTGTAGTTGAATAACTGTTATAATTGAATAAATAATCAAAGGGTACAATTTGCAATTTTTATTAGATAAAAATTTGAAATTACTACTTTTTATTAATAAGATTTATAAAGATATAATAATAAATAGTAATTTTAAATATATGGATCTAGAATTTGACAAATATCAAAAGCTAATTAAATTATATCCAAACATTATTTTAGTTGAACCCAATGTTTGTCAAAGCTCTTTGAATAATTATACACATTATGATATTTTAACAACCAGATATTTATATATGAAAACATTTAACTCTGTTCCACCTGAAAATATTTGGAAACTCAAGTATGGATTAAATACTACAAAATTAAATATAGAACTAAATAATTTTGAAAATAAATGTGAATTAATTGATATTATTATTGGTTATAGTGAGAAAAACCAATTAAACATTAAAATTAAAAAAATAATTAATAATGGTCTAACTATTGATCAAGTTTTTAATTCTATTAAATTAGAATCTATAGATAGAAAATCTATATCTAGTTGTGTTTGTGTAGGTCCTAACGGTTTAATTAGTCCAGATACTCTAATAAAACAATTAGAAAATACACAATTTATTATTTTAGTTAATTTTTAAACCAACTAAACTTTTACCAATTTCATTTAAAACTGGAAGATCCAATGGTGTAACAATTTCATCAAGACTATAACCTCTTGATCTATATGATTGAGGAATATTTGGAAAAAATGTTGCTCTTGCTGCATAATGATTAGACGTTTTCATAGTATAAAATCCTGTTATCCTTTGCTTTATTATTTGATCTAAATCATCAACTGCTTTTGGTTTGGGCGCATAAGATAAGTACTGAACACATCTAAAATTTGGTTTTGATCTAATCTGATCAGGTCCTTTATTACAATGTACTAATCTTGAATCCCAAATTACTAATGATCCTGCCGGACATTCTAGTTTGGCTGGTTCGCCACATTTTGATCTATAAAATTCATTCTCTTCCTCGGTTAAAGGATACCAATCAGATTCTGTTCTGACACCAAATTCATCAACTAATTCTTGAATCATTTTATGTGAGTCCTTATAATATAAAAATGTTGCATCACCAGGATTTACATCTAGTCCAGTAATTAATCCTTGATAACCATCTGCTTGTGTTTTTAACACTGTTTGATCTAGATGAAACCATGGTTTAAAATCAGGTACAACAGATCCAGAAATATCTTCATGAGGTACAAGCCAACTAATACCATCATATGATACCAATAGATCAAATGGATCTGTTTGTAATAAATCTGCCCATATATCTACTATTTTATTTTTAGATCTTATATCCCACAAATGTTGTGCATGAGATATTCCCCAACCTTGATACATCATTGAATTGCTTGGTTTAAAATGCCTAAATTCTTTCCAAGTTAATGGATCTGATCTTAAGATTGGAATTTCCCATTCCTGTGACAAATGTTCAAAACAATCCCATATTCCATTATACATTAAATCACACTCTTCTTCATCTAGTACTCCAGGAATCACAACAACTCCATCTTGTTCTAAAATTTGTTTTGAATTTAAATCCATTATATATATACATATATATCTTGTTTTTAAATAAGATAAAATAATATTAGAGCTTGGTCCTGCAAAGCTTAAATGTCCCTGTAAAGCAGGTTAATTTAAGCTTTGCTTAAATGTCCCTAGGCATCATCCTCATCAGGATCAACAGCTTTATGTGCATCAAACGCATCTCGAATTGGTTGATATCTGGAAGAGTCCAACTTTCTACGCATGGTCTGGTAAGGTGTTGGTTCTGGCATCCCACATAGAATTAGGTCAAAGAGAGCTGGGGAGTAGTTTGCAATCATCTGAACGTTGCGGTCATCTGCTTGCGCAGGGTATCCATCAGTATCACCTCTCAAGTTCCAATGAATTGTTCGAGGCTTTAAATAAGGAATTCCTGAAACTTGCATTCCAACTTCTTCAAACATCCTCTTCAGTTCATCTTCCATAGTACTGGAATATCCAAACTGAGGATGATCAAATTGTTCATCTGATAGAATGAGCAAGGCAGGAACTGCATCTTGAGGTAGTTTATACTTGAGCACTAGTTTGCAGATCCTTGTCATCGCAAGATGAAAGTTTGTACTATAGCCCATTGGAAGAGACTTGATCTTGGCAACTTTCTCAGAAAAAGTTGTGCAACTTGCAAGATCAACTACATGACATTCAGAGTCAAATGTGATGAGAAGGTTTGCACATGCACCCGAGTTGAGCTCGGAACACATAATACCCAAACCAATTGCAGCTTGCTTGGGTTGTCCTTTCATTGAAGGGGACAGATCCACCATTGGGATAACTGCATCCATTGGATCAAAACCATCTCGTTTAGCTTGTTCAACCTTGGCTCGAATAGTTTCACGAAATGATACCCATTGGACATTGATCAAATTAATCTCTTCTTGAGATGTAGCTTTCCCCAATGCAGTAACCATTGCAGCTGGACAAAGTTGTCCACCTTTAATCTTCCCTGTCTTGACAGCATCTAACCAATGCTGTCTAGCTTCCATGCGATCTTCACGATCGGGATAGCGAAGTGCAGAAGGTTCTTCAGGATTTTGCTCGAGTGGAAGATTTAATAATGGTTTTCTCCACTTGAATGCACAAACTGAAGGAGTTTTTGAAGGATCAATCTCAGCCCAGGTACCATTGCACATATGGGTTTCAGCTAGATTGATTTTAGCTCTGAGTGCAGTAAGCTTGTGACGATACTCTGACTCGCGAATACCAAACTTGGCAAGAAGTCTGCGGAAAATCTTGTGGTTCTTCTTGGCAAATTCTCCTCGTTCAGTTGGAAGCCATTTGGCTAGCAAAGAGATTGGTGCATCTGGGTCTGTTTTTAAGACACAATCCTTTAGCCATTGATCATGGACGACATCAATGATTATATTGGAAATGTCATCTGCTGTAGTATCCTCAACAAACAAAGTCTTGGTTCTAGGTCTCTTCCCAAATTCGCTAGATCCAATGGACAACAAATCTTCATCATCTTCATCATCTTCATCAGACTCGTCAAAACTCTCCTCTACAAAAGCTTCATTTAAATCTTGAGCTGGAGCTTTAGCTTTAAAAGACTTGTTGTAATCACGAAGAAAAGTGATGATGCGAAATAGATCATTCCAAGATCCATATTCGGGGATTAGAGAGATCATTTCCTTGTCAAGATACAAGCTATAGTCAACAGCTAATTTCCAGAACAAGTAATAGAATATATCTCGTTCACCTTCGCCACCTCTGCAGTCCCTCTTTTCAAAAGCAAGGACAAACAGATCTCTAAGATAAAGCATCGCTTGCTCAGGATCTATTATTCTAGATATTTGTGATAGAGCACTAGCAAATAGCTCGTGAAGTTTTGATGTAGGTATATTTCTGACTGCTTTCGAAAAAATAGCCAGACGTGAATCACCTAATCCATCAAGTGTATATTCAGGACACCCATTTTCACCAAGGGTTAGTCCGGAAGGCATTGGAGGCTGAGTATTAAACTCAGTTCTCAATGCGTGGGCAAAAAGTTCTTTTGAATCGTTCATTACAAGAAATCAAAAAATATGTTGTTACTTTATTTATAGTAACAACAAGAAGTAAAGTGATATTAAGACAAATATAAAATAATAATTTCAATTTTTTTATTAGTAAAACTAGTTGACTAATAAAAATATATCTTCATAACTTGGGTAGCTATAAAAATATATCTTTATAACTTGGTAGTTATAAAATATATCTTCATAACTTGGGTAGCTATAAAGGAAGGGAGTTTTTTACAAGATTTTAATATAGGCTCTATTCTAGAACTACATTTAAATCTTTAATTATTCTTTAGTTGGAGTTGCAGTATAGATCCTAATACAAGATCCTTGAAACAATTCTTTAGTTGGAGTTGCAGTATAGATCCTATCTCAGAATCCTTCAAACAATTCTTTAGTTGGAGTTGCAGTATAGATTCTATCTCAGAATCCTTCAAACAATTCTTTAGTTGGAGTTGCAGTATAGATCCTAATACAAGATCCTTAACAATTCTTTAGTTGGAGTTGCAGTATAGATCCTATCTCAGAATCCTTCAAACAATTCTTTAGTTGGAGTTGCAGTATAGATCCTATCTCAGAATCCTTTAAATAATCTTTAGTTGGAGTTGCAGTATAGATCCTATCTCAGAATCCTTCAAACAATTCTTTAGTTGGAGTTGCAGTATAGATCCTAATACAAGATCCTTAACAATTCTTTAGTTGGAGTTGCAGTATAGATCCTATCTCAGAATCCTTTAAATAATCTTTAGTTGGGGTTGCAGTATAGATCCTATCTCAGAATCCTTTAAATAATCTTTAGTTGGGGTTGCAGTATAGATCCTATCTCAGAATCCTTAAAACAATAGTTTTGAAGTTGCAGTATAGATCCTATTACAAGATCTGACTTTAATGATATGGAGGGATATTCAAGACATTAATTTTTCAATTTTTTATAGCAAGCTATACTTGGAACTATCTAATCTAGTATGTTTGTATATTCCAGTTAAATTATCATTAGCTCCAAATCCTCTATCCTGTAATACATGATCTAATGATCTATCCACTTCATATACATCAACATGACATTTTTTAATAGATTTGGATGAATTAGATGATTTTGATGAATTGGATGACTTGGATGACTTGGATGACTTGGATGAATTTGATGAATTAGATGATTTTGATGATTTGTGTAACTTGGATTTGTGTAACTTGGATGATTTAGTAGTAATAATAGAACTAGCAGGTGCAGGTGAAGGTACAATTGAAGTTGCCATTGCAATATTAGGATTTGGGATTATAAATGCAATTTTGCAACCTGGTTCATGTATATTTATATATCTTTGTGAACATTTACATGATCTTAACTTTGTTAAATCTGATCTTGGTGATCTAGATCTTGATGATGATCTTGGTGATCTAGATCTTGATGATGATCTTGAACATGATCTTGATCTTGATCTTGATCTTGATCTTGATCTTGATCTTGATCTTGATCTTGATCTTGATCTTGATCTAAGTGAAGACTTGTCAATATCATCTTTTGATAAACGTTTAGTAAAAACTTGTGATAGCATACCATCTGATAAAGTATATCTATAGTGGATATGAGGTCTTAACTTTTTTTTAAAAATTCCACGTTTAACAACATAGGATTTAGGTTTTTTAACAATAAGATGTGCTTTACCATTTGAATCTGCTGTAGTAATTCCTGAATTAGCAAATTCACCATAAGCTACTTTAACAGGAATTTCTTTACAATTATATTTATCTTTGTTTTTAGACTCTTCTGATGCCCAATAAATTACTCTAGAATGTGGTTTAACTGTAACTTCAACAGAGATAGTTGCATTAATTGGAACTCGATCTTTGTCTAGTAATGATTTTGGTACTACTGCTCTAGATAAAAATGGAAGATAAAAGTTTCTATTAAACATTAAAAATAATGCACTTAAACCTACAGCTAAATATACAAACTTTTGTAAAGTTTGTGATGGTAAAATTCTTTTAACAATGTTTACTCCCATTGACCCATATATACCCCATGCAATACCTCCTATAATAAGTAATAACTTGGCAAATGTACTTAAGATCATCATTATATAATATATATACTATATAAAAAAATTTTATACCAATTTAATCATCAGATTCGGGATATGGATTTGATAATAACTCATAGTATTTTTTTTGAGATTCAATTAGTTCACTAATTTGTTTAGATAAAAACTTTAAATCTGAAACTATACCTGGGATTGTTTGCTCGGTAAATAAAATCCAAATAGATGTTTGGGATCTTTCAACTTGAGTTTTAACTACCAAGTATTGATTACCCTTTACTGTACTAATTATTTCAAAACCATCAAATCTATCTTGATCGTCAAATGAAAATGTCAGATTTGTCAGATTTGTCATATTTGTCATATTTGTCATATTTGTCATATTTGTCTCTAGACCCCGGATAAAACTATCAAACTCTTCTGATGAATAAGCATAACCAGAATCAACAAATGTTGGTGTCATATCCTCATTAAAACTCAATTCTAAAATTTTTTCTCCAATTAGTTTACTTTCATAGCCCACAGTTATTTGGATTTTATCTTCATCTATTTTTAAACTATTAATTGAGTACATTGTAGTTTAGTAAATGATATAGTAAAGCTTGGTCAAAACATTTATTTAACAATTTTTTTTATATACTTATTATAATAAAATGTTAGATGTTCAATTTTCTACAAATTTAAGTATTTTTATTCAAATTGTTACTGGATTAATAAGTATGCGAGGTATATTTACACCATTAGGAGAAAAACATCTTATTATCAGAGATATTCTTATACTTGAAACATTTGTTCAAATAGTAGAACTATTTTTTTATTTTTATTTTCTAAGATCTATAGCTAGCACAGGTTTGTCACAAATGGCATCAATACGATACTTTGATTGGATTATAACAACACCAACTATGTTATTAACAACAATTATATACTTTAAGTATCTAGAATATTTGGAAAAAGATAAAAAAGAAAAACTTGTCAGTACCACTGGGTCGCACGATAGACTTACTTTCTGGAATTTTATTAAAGAAAATAAACAAAATATTATATTAATATTTGTATTTAACTTTTTAATGTTACTATTTGGATATCTTGGTGAAATTCAAATTATTAGTATGGGTATTTCACTTTTTTTTGGATTTATCTTTTTTGGTTATACATTCTATCTAATATATATACACTATGCTATTAACTCTAAACAATCACAAAAATTATTCTATTTTATTCTATTTATATGGGGTTTATACGGGATTGCTGCTATACAAAATGTTCAAAATAAAAATAATATGTTCAATATATTAGATATTTTTGCAAAAAACTTTTTTGGCATATATCTATACATTAAAATTTTATCTGTTAGAAAATCTACTCTCAACAATTAGGTGCATTCTCAATTGATGCTTGAATCAAAATTTTCTTTATTTCTTGAAACATTATATCTTTTTTTGCAGATAAATCTTGTAGATACTCGTCTGCTGTTTTGTAATTTATATATGGGGGGAATATTGATATCCATTTGTATACCTGAACTGTTCGCTGATTTAAAGGCAGAGTTGCATGTGAATCATACCTTGATGCTCGACCTATAACTTGACGGATTTTAGCATCATTCCAATGAGGTTCCATTATATGTACTTGTCTTGTACATTTTAAATCAAGAGACTCTGATCCTGCTGATGTAATTAATAATACTTGTATTTGTCCTTGATTATATAAGTTTACTATTTTATCTAGTTTAGATTCAGATGTAGAACCTGAAATTATTTTATAGATTATACCTTGAGCTTCTAACTCTTTGGCTATTGGAAAAACACCAAAATCCAAATAGTTTGAATATACTAATGCAGGGAAAGGATTAGATAATAAAGTTGAAATTAATTTACGTGTTTTTGAACTTGGTAATTGTTTAGTAACTGCATTTGATAACTGTCTAGTTGCTGATAAAAACGAATTCTTTTTTTTTTTATCAAGTAATCTATAATTTACTTCCAAGTCTGTTAATCTAACATCAGTATCTACATTTATAATCTTTTTTTCCAATATAATCTGTCCCACATACTTTTTATATTCAATTATCTGAGCAGGATCCATTTCTACTGGAATTACTGAAACAAGAACTTTAGGAAAATTTCCATTAGAAATATTTTCATAATATGATAATGCACATGATATCTTAGATTGTAATATAGATTTGTTAGTTAATTCGTGGCTATCCTGATCATCCAAATAATAAAAATTAAATAGTTGGGTATTTGTTGGTAACACCTCTTGACGTTTAATCATGTTTACCAAAGGTGCTATGTCTGATGGATAGTTAATTATTGGAGTTGCTGTTAGCAATACTAGTCTATATGCTGATCCTACTGCTGATATTATTAAACTCATATCTCTTGATTCATTTCTTAGTCTATGTGCTTCATCTATTATAACAAATTTATTATTAGATAATGTAATATCTTTAGTATATGCACTAACAAATTTTTTATATGTGTAGAATTCAATAGGTCGGGATTGAATATCCCATTTTATCTTGATTAAATCATCTTGAAAGGCTTTTATAGATGATTTTGTTGTAATAATTAACAGTTTATGAGACTTGAATTGTTCAGCCATTTTAAGTGAAGTAATTGTTTTGCCTGATCCAGTAGAATGAAAAAGAATTAACCCATAGGCATTTCTAATATAATTGATAGGAATTTGTTGATGTGGATTCAACTTGATACTCATTAAATTAATATTATATAATAATTTTATCCAACTAGATTATAATCTAATTGAATATTAAATGCTTGAAGCATTCTAAAAATAAAATAATATTGCTTGTTAAAGCTAAGCAGTTGGGGACACAACTGATTCAACCCATCCTGTTAACTTGTTTCTTTCAAGCTTGGCATTGAATTCAATCAAACCTGTAGGATACTCGGTAGGATAAAGTCTCTTGAGCACATTGACAATCTCTTCTGATCCCCAAAAAGTATCATAAGCTATTGTGGATTCAGACTCTTCAATCCCATGGGCAAGCCCAACACACTCTTGTCCATCAACTAGGATTGATTGGCCACGTTTTCCTGTAATAGTACTTGGTGCCAAGACCACATTGTAAACACAATTTACCTGTTCCTCATAGATTGGAGAGACAGACTTGGGATGAACCCATTGGCCGTTTGGATTCACAAGTGGATGGGTAGGTGTAAGAACAACAGATCCTACTTGGCAGAACTGTGTTGGTTGAGATTGTTTGTCTGATCTAATCAAAGCTTCTAACACAACAATCTTGTCATTGGCCAAGTTAGTACTTTGGAGTCGTACTTGTTGACCAGACTTGATCATTTGTTCAACTTGAGCAAAACTTGTCGAAACACCTGACTCAAGTAGCACTCGAGAATTAGGATGAAAACAACCACCGTTTGCATTATTAAAGGCTGCTGAAGTTGCTGGAGGAGGTGCAGTTCTGGTTGCTGCACGATAGGTATCAGAAGGTGGAGGCATCGGCATCTCATTGTATATATCTGAGATACGTGCATACTCGGTTTTGGCTCGTTGAGAACCAAAGATTTGTAAACATGCGTCCTTGAAATTTGGAGCATATTGCTTGTCAAGAGCGATTCCCATCATCTGCCAATAAGCCTTGCCCCACAAAGTCCAGTAGTTAGGATTCGATACTGCTAACCTAATCTGATCATTCAGATTAGCATGGAACCCACAAATAAGGCTAGACCAGCCAGGATCTTCCTGGTCTGCAAATGATGCGGTTCCTATCCATTGTTCGAGTTTAGCATTAAATGCGTCTACTGCTTGAACACGTTGAGACAACATCTGATAGCTCGCTAAAAGCAAAGTGGATAGCTCAAGTCTGAAATCATGGTAGACTGACTTGAGCTGATAGTACTCGGCACTCTTTGGACTATCTGACTCGTGAATACCAAATGCTTCGGGTCCTAAATAGGTTCTTGCAATTGCGCGACCAAAAATAGTACCAACCATTGATGCATCATAACATAGCGCATAAGTTCCTCCACATAGCGAAGCCATTCTAACAAGTAGCTGAGTGTTCGCATTAGGTCCAAACCCAACAGTATCCATAGTAAAAGGAAACTCGCCATCTACTTGATATCTCGCTATTTTGCTTGCGACATTTGCTTCACTCAAGTTTCCATCTTCACCGTCAGTAAACATGATGATATGTGCACGTCTGATTCCATATACCTCTCTCACTTGGCTAATCATTCGATTAGCTAGCTCGAGGGAAGAAAGAATGTTAGTACCTCCATTTGGACCAATACGATCAATAGCACTTGTTAGTGTGGAACGATTTGAACTTGTTAGTTCAACTGGATCGCATACTACAGATGCATCCGAGTTAAACTTGATCACACCAATATATAGACCACTGGGTGCTCCAGTAATACATAATTTTGCTCCTTGACGCGAAAAATCATTTCTAGTATATCCGCGAGCCTCCTCTGAAGCAGCAGCTGGTTCTCCCATAGAACCAGAATCATCCATTATAAAACATACAAAAGTACTATTATCTCTAGTACTTTCAGGCAAAAAATTGTAAGAAGAGCTCATTGCTGTGATCTTGAACATATTTTGGTTCTATTTAGTTATTATATATTAACTAAAACAGAGCCAAGAGTGTACATTTCATATAGGTTTATATAAATTAAATTATTCAATTTTTTTTAGAGTAATTCTTTCCTATTTTACATATACCTACTGAATATCCATTTATTATAGTTATCAACTCGGAATCTGTAAGTGATCCTAGCAGATTAATTGCTTGGTTTAAACTTGTTTGAGTTATTCGTAAAAAATGTGCAAATAGTATCATTGTGATCAAACAATTACCTGAATTTTCAATTAAAGATCCCAAGAACAGTCTATTCAAACAAAGCTCTTTAGGATTGTATATATTTTGTTTTATAAATGACCAAGTTGTGCTACTTGATTGATGGGAATTTAAATTATCAAAGTATTTGACAAATAGTTCATCCAATAAAACTTTATTATCAAAACCAAAAAATGTTGTACTACCATTAGGATCAAAAAAATATACTTCAGATAGTGCATTATCAAATATTAGTATACATGCGTGTGCTGAATTTAATGAAATACTATAATCTTGATTTAGTGATACTGGAATAGCTAAATATCTTGATTTAGAATTAAGTGATAACCAATTATTTAATATATCTGGACTGATTATTTCAAGAAAAATAGATTCAGATGATTTTTGTATAACAATTGGCCATTCGCTTAATGGTCTAGAAAAATAATTGATAATTTGTTCTGGATTATTTGGTTTATCAAAATCTATTTTGCATGTACAAAAACTTGAAAACTTGTATATATTAATTAATAGAGTTTGATCCATTAAAAAACTAATTATTAAATCTAATTTACTATATTTCATAGATGCAAGTTCTTGATTAATTGTTAGATCACATACACCTTCATCCATCCAAGGTATCAATGGCTGGATAATATCAGAATATGATGACATAGACTGTATTAAGATCAGATTTATGTAAAATATAAATATGATCAGTTCAATAAATAAAATAAGTCAATTTTTTTGCACAGAAAAATTATTCCTTTATGGATCAATTTTTTTTACACTTGATTTTAATTTTTTCTTCTATTTCATCTAAATGAAGCAATGCTTGATCTGGATAATTTCTATATCTTATAAATACTGATGAAATATGTGCTGGTGAATACAAATATTCTTTAATACTATTAACTTGTTCTTTTATAGCTTTACGTTCAAAAAACATAAAATATAGCTCATTAATCTGAATATGATCACAATAGTTAAACTGTTTTCTAATATCACAACGTCCTGGTCTAACTAAAGCTTGGTCTAATGCTTCAGGCTTATTAGTTGTCATAAACATTATTCGTCCATGAGTATTGAAAAGACCATCTAATGCATTTAGAATTCCAGATAATGTTAAAGTTGATTTTTCTTTTGTACTTATTTTAGAACTAGTTTTTTGATCTATACTATAATCTCTTCTTTTATATGCGGGATTATTTGATCCAGAATCATCAGAACTTATTTCTGGATCAAGTGATTCTTGATCTAGTTCTCGAGATTTAACTAGCCCAATTATTGCATCAATATCTTCTATTACAAGTACGGTTGTTTTATAATCTATTATTTTAAGCAACTCGATAAGTTCATTATCTGACTGAACTGTATTCAACATCAAAAAAGCAATATGTTTCTTAAAATGTAAAGACAGAGCTTTAATTAATGAGGTTTTCCCGGTACCAGGTAACCCATAGAGTAGATAGCCACGAGTATATGGGATATCTCGATGCATATACCATTCTTCTGAATCTAAAAATTGTTCAAGATCTAATTTAATTTGATCTTTGATATCTTTAGGTAGTATAACAGTATCAAGTTTACGAACATTTTTTGAATCAGATGATTCCCATTTGTCTTTTGTGTTAACAAAAATTTGTTGTTTCCATATAGATGATTTAAGAGATTCCAAGTATTTACCCACGCACATTTGACAAAATTCATCCAAAATATCAGTTTTTGCATTTTCATCAATATCTGTCCATAAGCGAACTTGATAATTCTCTCGTTTTTTCTCTTTATCAGAATAGATTATAATAGTATTTATATCAAATTCAAAATATATCTTATGACCCTTATATCCAATATCTTTAACTTTATTTTGTCCAAGAATTTTTTGGACTGAAAATGATGCCATTATATTTTCCATTTGAGATACTTCTAATTTTTTTTCATACACATACTGTAAATTTGATTCTTTTATATAGTCTACTTCAGTATTTGATGATAAAAACCAATGGACTGCTTTATATAGTTCATTAATTTGTCTATTGTCAGAAATAAAAGGAATTTCTACTGTTTTTGTAAACTTTGGTACCATTCCTCTCCATTGAGATATAGTTGCACGGGTTTTCCTTATTAAACTATTTGAACTCCACTTTATCCATCCTCCAATCCAGTCTAAAATATATTTAATCTGTGTGATGCAGTAGGTTATCAAGGCCATCATAATAACCTGGATCATTGTATCAAGAATAAAATTTCCTGTTGTAATATTTTTTATTAACTGAAACTGCATTATACTTTGTAATTGACGATGCATTTGATTTTGATCAAATGGATTTATCGGACTATGAGAATTAGATATAGAATCTACCCCAGGAGTAAAAATATCTGTATTCAAGTTCATCGTGTAAGCTTGTACAGTTTAATATGCTAGGATTTGTTATATTTACATCACAACTATAAAAAAAAACAATTATTTATACCACATCCAGATATATAAAATTTTCATGACACTTAAACCAATTTGAATAATTATAATCAGGATCAAATACTAGTTCTAAACTTGTATCAGAAGTATTGTCTAGTTCATCAAAGTCAGTTATAGACTTGATATTAACTGCAGGATCATATGACGAGGTAATATTAAGTCCATGAATTTTTTTGCTATCATATACATAACCATCTAATATATCTTTGATATTTTCTTTAGATCTTAATGCTGGGTCAAAAATTAAAACTGCATATTTAAACTCAGGGGTTTCAAATATCACTATTGATTCTGAATCATATACATGTATTGTAGAATTGGATTCAGATTTATTAGTTATTTTAATAGTAATCAAATTTGGAATATAATCTGGGTCTAATAGATTTGTTAATTTGGTAGGTTCAAAACATAAAACCAGCCCAATACAAAATCCAGAATTTCTTATCAAAGAGTTATAGATTTGTTTTTTAATCAGATAAATATCTGAATTTTTTGGTCTAAGATATTTTATTTCTGGGAAATTAGTTTCATCTGTTGGTTCTATTACTACCTCTAAAAAAAAATCTGCGATATCTAATGGTACAATATCTAATGTTTGTGGAAACATACGAAGTGAATTTGTCTGATTCAAATAATTTGAATGAAATACAACATGTGTAAAATCAAAAATATTAATTTTCCACATGGATTCTGATTGTGATATTGTATTATCACAATCAGCTCCAAGCCATGTGCTTAAATATCTATTATAAAGTCTTGAACTCCATAAAGTATCTGTATTTGAAAATTTTGTTTCTCTACCATACAACTCAAAATACATATTTAAAAGTATATCTTTTAATTTGAAATTAACTTGCATAATTGGGTCCCTAAATTTAATTATTAGGTTGATTGATTTTAATATATAACTACCAGTTTGTTTAAATTGTTTGAAAGAAAAATTATAAAAAGACCAAACCGTAGATTTTATTTTATAAAAAATCCTACGTATTGGTCTTTTTGTTTCTAACATTCTAATCAAATCCAATTTTTCTTTTTTAATATCAGATTCAAGTTCTGTCAAATAATCTAATTTTGCAAATGGGTTTACAAAATTAGAATATTCTGGGTGCAAAAATTTGTCAAAATCATTGGCTGTAATATGGCTATAATCTGTCATATTAGGGAATTTATATATGTACTAACAATATTTTATATATATACAAAATTTATTATTTCAATTTTTATATCAAAATCTTACTATTCGTGAATCACATAATCTACAGACTTTATCAGGTTTTTCATACATTCCAGAATAATGTTCATACTCCCATTCATGATCACATAGTCCCTTTAACATATTTTCTAATTGATCTATTCTTTCTTTTAATCTAGATATTTCTTTTTCTGCATTATAAATCTCTTGATAAACAGATCTTTTTAATTCAAGTAATTTTACAATCTGTTCAGTTGTCTCGGGGGTATTGGATGTTTTTTTCTTCAACATGGTCTCAAACTATTTTATAATATGAAAGTTACAGGATCTTTCTACTAACTAATAAACTAATCAATTTTTTTACACAAGGTTAAAAATTGATCAATAAACAAATCAATTTTTTTACACAAGGTTAAAAATTGATCAATAAACAAATCAATTTTTTATCTAATC